TTACTTTATAATTTTTTTAATCTCCTCCATGTCTTTTTTTAATTCTGTCTGGTCCTTTTGCATTGCTTCCAACTGGTCTACTATCTTCTGCATAGTAGTTCTATAAATTTCAAATGTTCTACTATCTTTCCATAAAAAATATAGTAGAATAGCACCTACTACACCATATTCCAATAATGTTTTTTCCATAATATCACCTAATCCCTAACACTTTATCCCAGTATGCATAATATTCCTTAGCCTCCTTAGTTCTGTCCACAATGGCTCTATCCTTGTAACCCTCATTCTTCAACTTAGGTTTCCAAGATGTTTCCCCAAAATATTTCACAGCATTATAAAATCTTCTTACAGTTCTATCATCAACCCCTATTTCTTTCATAATGTGTCTAAATATCTTATCTGCTAAGGTACGATTAATTCCAGTATTGTTGTAAACACTGTATAAATAATCGTGGATAACTGCTGCATTAATATATTTGCCATAAGGATTATATAACCATTGTAAAGATTTAGGTACAGAGGCTCCATCCGTGATGAAGCCTTTAAACACCTTAATATCATACCCATTAATTGAATAGATATAATCTTGCAATAAAATTGCTTTTCCATTTGAAATTGGATCCAGGATTAATTTAGTTTTCTCCATCTTCCTCATTTCCTTTTATATCTACTTTTCTACCTGTTCCAAATACATTAGAAAATTTTTGTAGTGTTGTTTCTATGATATCTACCATTCTTTTTCTGCTTAAAAATTTTCTAATTATAACTCTTGCTATAAATGGTAAGCTATTTGTTCTTTCTATTATAAATGTTACAGCTCCATCTCGCTTTTTAAGATTATCTCCATAATTAAAAGATGTTTCTGCATACACCACTGCATTATCAAAAATTTGCACATACTTCTTTCTGTTATAAACCATATAAGCAACTATAATAGTGGCTAATAGCATCCATCCCCATTGTTCCCAAGTAAATCCTGTTAAAAATGCCCATAATTTTAAAATTAATCCAACTACTAAATCTTTCATAAGTAAAACCTCCTAAAATTTTTATTTTTTTATAATAAATTTGTCTGGCCAGACTGTTTATTAATTAGTTTTCAATTTGGAAATGAGGACCATCCTTAAATGTCTTCCAATCTCCACCCCAAGTAATTACATAACCTAACTTTCTTGCTACTTCTTTAATATGATTTGCAACTTCCTTATAATATTTAAAATCCCAAGTTACTTTTCCATTAATCCATACAGCTATATCAACGGCTTTACCTGTTAAATGGTAGCTTTTTAAAGTCTTAGATTTTCCTTGTGCAACTAATTCTTTTTGTCTTTTGAGTGTTCTTATTCCTTCTGTTATAGAAAAATCATAAGGACTTTCTTTTATAGCCATATTCATAAGATTTTGAAGTCTTATATCTACTGTTGCAAGTTTTGCTTTGCTTCTTTCAGAAAACTTATTCATTTTTCTCAACTCCTTTATTTCTTTATATAAAAATTATTAAACAGACCTTGTAATTTGTAATTTAAAGCCATTAAAAAAAGGCAGCCGTATAAAACTACCTTTAATTATTAAATTAGCTTGTAGCAAGTTTAGAGTGTATTTCTTTTCTTTTGCTTTCAAATTCTGCTTTTGTTACTTCTTTTGGATTAACTTTTGTTTTAAACCAATTTTCTGTATCATAGACCGACTGAGTAAATGTTTTTCCATAACTAGCTAATACTAAAGATTTTTCTAAATCTAATTTTAAACCATAATTATCTTCAAAATACCAAGTGATAGGCTTTTCTTTTCCAAAAATTGTTTTCTCAGCTAACATAAAAGTAACATTTGAAGCTAATAAAGTTATATCCTTATCTCTGCATTTCTGTCTGTGTTCTTTTCCATCAACTTTATAATCAAACCCATATGCTAAAGCCTCTGCTTTTAGATTGTCAATCAAAGCACAATAATCATCATACTCTTTTTGATTATCCAATATCCATAGTGATTTTTCTTTGTCCCAATACATATACTTTTGATTTCCTTGAGGTTTAGGTATTACTATTAATTTCTTATCTTTTATTATTTCTCCATCTTCTAATTGTACAGGTATATTTGCCCTTACCTTTTCTTCTTTTGTCATCTCTCTCAACACATCATCTTTAAAAATTGGGTATTGATAAGATACATCAGTTACTATTACATCACTTGTATATGCTGGAAAGTATGATAGAGGTGATTTTAAAACATCTTCTAAACTTTCTGCGTACACAGAAAAGATTAATTTATCTTTTTTATAAAAATTTATTGTTTTCATATTTTAACTCCTTTCAAAAATTTAATTTTAGGTAGCTTGCTCCAACTACAAGCAGATTTAAAAATGTGTATAGATTGAAAAATCTAATCAGTCATAAAATTGAAAGTGGGACATCAGGAATGACTAATGTGAGTACCTGTACATCATATGTTACAAAAATAGCTGATTATTGTATATGTACAATGAATATTGGTGTAATTACAGATTATGCTAAAACTACAATAAAATCACCTGTCCTTTTTCAAAATGGAGTTTATATATCTTTAGAGGATAACAATGGGGATTTATATGCAACAAATAGACAACCTGTCATTGGTTGGTATAATTCTGCGACACAAACATTTGATGTTGCTAATGTAAATGCTGGTTTTACTGTACTTCTAATTGGTAGAATTTAAAATAAATATTTAAGTTAATTTATTGAAAACAGATAAAGATATAAATTCCCTATTAGGGTCAGCCACTAATTTCAAAATATTAGTATTAATATCTAACTGAAATTTAATATCATTAAATAAAGTATAATTGGCCATATTTGTATTTGTAGAGTTATCGAAGGCAACAAAAAATGATACTCCTCCAAAAAACCTAATCTTAAAATAATAACCTAATATATTGCTATATGTAACATAATCTGGTAACTTTCCACTTGTACCAACTGGTACTGGCGAGCCGTTATTATACATTATTTGATATTCATTTCTTTTTAGATTTTCCAATCTCTCAAGAAGAGAGTTATTATCCAATGGGATAAAATTAGCAACATTTGCAGAAATATCTGAATTTTGGTTTATACATTTGTACATTTTTCTGGTATTTCTATCATAGTAAATGTAATTAATATCTTTAACTCCTGGTTCTTGTATATCTCCACCATATCCAACACATCCAGCAAGTCTTGCTAACATCATCCCTTCAAGTGCCTTGCCTTCTTCTGTTCCAAATTGCACTATACCTGCTTTTTTTCTTGTTGCTCCTTCTTGTATTTTTGCTACTTTATTACTTAAATCTTCTGTTTCTTTATCAATCAACTCTGCATTGTGATTAAAATGATCTACATTGTAATATTCATTTCCAGCTGGTTTTATTAATCTTAAATGTTTTGTATAATCTGACATTTCTATCTCCTTTCGTCATAAATTTCTTTATGTGTTTTAGTTTTTAAATCATCATTTTTTAAGTTATTTATTTCTATATGTTTGTGGTACTTTCCTACAACTTCGCTATCTTCATATAATCTAGTGTCATAAATTTCTTTATGGCTTTTTGCTTTTAAAGAATTATGTAATAAGTAAGCTACTTGATTATGTGTGTTGTATCTAAATTCAATATTAAAATTCAAATGTGCAGGTTTATTAATATGAATAAAGTTTTTAAAGTTATCTAAATTAGAGGGTATCCCAACAACAGAAGTAAACTTAATTATGAAAGAATAATCATTGTAATTTTCAATAACTTCAATTTCTCCATTTGTGAATATCTTAGCTTGTTCTTTTAATACATGAGGGGTAAAGATATTCTTTGATAGTAAAGTATAGATAATTCTGTCTTTTCTATCTTGCAAACTCCAACCATTTTTATAATCTAAATTCATAAATCTTTCATAGTTTTCAACTTGTTTTTCATTAAAAAAAGCTATAAATAATAGCTCTTTGTATTTCTGTATGTCATTTTTAACATATTCACACATTAAATCTAATGTTCTGATTAAATCTTCTTGTAAACTGTTTCTAGCTATTTTAGAAACTTTTTTAATCAATCTATTACTCATTTATAATCACTGTCCCAACTATCAATATTTCATCATCTGCGATTTCTATATTAGAATTAGAGTTATTTACTTTTACGAAGTTATCATTTATTCCCTCTACTTCTAAAATAGCTTTTTCTAAACGATTAATGGATAATATCGTTTTATTTGATTTTTCAAAAGTAGCACTCCCAGTTTTTATAACAGCTTTTAATAGAGATTCAATTTTTTCTTTTATATCAGATATGGCGTATCCAGATTTTAATATTATATTAACTTCTATTTTTATTGTTTTAGCTTTAAAACTTTCAACAGTTACATCTGCTCCAACAGGTCTGCCATTATCACTTTGTATTCTTTCTCTAACTTTTTGGATTAGAAATGAATCGGCTATATCATTGTTATAATTAGCAATTAGTACTTTAACAGTACCATTACCATTCCACAGAGGTTTTACCAATACTTTTCCAACTCCATCAACTTGTTTAGCCCACTGCTCGTAGTCATAAATATTTCCACTATGAGCAGGTCTTGTAGCTTTTTCCTTAGCCCTTGCAACCAATACCGAATTAGGTTCTTTATCATATCCGTTTATAATTTCTTTTTCATTTATAACCGAATAAATATTACTATTTTGAATTTCAAATGTTGTAATTTCTCCTATTGCAGCATTACCTATTTTTCCTTCTGATAAACATTCTATTTCTATTTCTGCAATCCCAGTTGGACTTAAATATTCTTTCCTTAAAGATTTGTACTTTATTCCATCTCTATTTATAAATATTGTATTTTCTTCTATGATAGAATTTGCTTTTCCAGTTACTTTTACAATACCTTTTGCCTTAGTTCCTAATCTTCTTTTCACCCCAAACATTAGAGCATGTTTATCAACATATTCATCTTCTGTTGCGGTATCTATAAAGGTTTGTTTTTCCCAAAATTTTAACTCTTTGTAAACTTCTTCTGCAGTTATTCCAAAAGTTGCAGCAATATCAAAGTTAAAAGTCCCTTCCATTTTTGAAAGTGGGTTTTTAAGATTATCTAAGAAATTATTTCTTAACTCTATTTTATCTTTCATTTACACCTCCATTTCTGTTTCTCCATATATGGTCTTAACATTAAAGGTTATGTGTGGAACATATTCATTTTCATTAGAAATGTCAAAGTTATAGCATTCTACAATGTAAGGATTTACTAGCAATGTATCTCTAATTTGGTTAATCATTAAAGCATCTTTTACAGATTTTTGATAGATAGTACCTATATTAGTTTCTAACTCACTTCCATAGTTATTACTGTGTACATCAGTATATCTAAATCTTTCAGTTTTTAACGCTTTAAATATCCATACTTTTAAAGCTTCATTTTTCTCTAAAACTTTAATATTTTTATTTTCATCTTTTATATACTCTCCTGTTTTAAAGTCAATAGCATATTCCTTAAAAGTCGGCATTTCTTCAACTTCTGTTTCTGCTTTTTTAAGAAAAATATTAAAATCTTTTTCCACATTACACCCCCTCTATTGCTCCACTAGGCATTTTAACTATCCTTGTTACTACTACATAATGTACACCCATAACAAGAACAAGTACCTCATCACCTTTTTTTAAAGTATCTTCAAACCAAATGTCTTTATGAGATTTATAAGTACCTTTACCTTCAAATTTCCCTTGTCCTTTTATACTTGGTATTTTATGAGTGTGTCTATTTGGCTCTGCCGGTGCAGTAGAGGTTATATTTCCTCCTTCTCCTATACTTTCATATTTGGACATATCTACTTTTATTTCATCTATAATTCCATCAATTTTGTAATTTCTGTGATAGTGAGGTAATAGGTAATTACTGCAATATATTTGCTCACTAGGTATAATTTGCCCATCAAATTTAATAGTCAAGTTTGGTGGTGGAGTTTCCACAGAAGCTTTTATTATAGATGTTCCTTTTGTGGCTTGACCTATCATGTCACCAATTAAAATTCCTAATTCACTCATTTCTTTTTATCCCACCCTTCTGGAAACAACTCATCTATTTTGTCTTTCTTCTTCGCTTTTTTACCTTTTTTCTTTTTGTTTTTCTTAGCTTTTTCTTTGTTTTCAAATTGTACCTTATCCATAACATTTTCAAAAGCTAGTTCAATATTACAGAAATAATTTTCTCCTTCAAAGATATGAGTATCTGATTTAACTAAGAAACTACCAACTAGCCCTGTGTGAGGTTCTTGTATTCCAATGTTATATCCAGCTTGGATTAAGGTGTTTCCTAAGCAATATATCCTTGCACTTTTCTCTACACTTTTTAGCATATCCTTAGCATTTGCTATATTATCTACATCTTTTTCGTATTCCATAACTTGTTGGAATAATCCAAATTTCTTCTTATCTTCTACATTTTCTACTTTATTAAGTATTTGCTGCTTTTCTTTTTCTACTTTATAGATAACAATTTGATTTATCATATTTTCTATGCTTTCTTCATAAGAAGATGTGGAAATGTTATCAGCACTTGTTAAAAGAACATCTGTATAAGTACCTTGTTCAACTATATCTATTGCTTGTTCATCGCTTACGATAGAATAAATCTTTTTGTTTTTTCTATGTTGAATAGTGTATGCATTCAATATAATTTCATATCCACTTCTATCAATAGCTGGATAAGTACAAGTAACTTCATCTTTTGGAATTTTGCCTACTTTTAAATTAAGTTCCCCACAAATTTCCTTTAAAATTTCAGATGGTTTTTTCTGAAAAAAGTTTTTAACAAAGTTATTTTTATTCAGATAAATAGAATTGTCGTATGCATAAAAACTTTTTATTTCAGTTTCACCTTTCCTAGAATGTTGGAAAACTTTACCGTAAAAAACTTTTTCATCATCATAAGAAAATACGATTTCATCTCCGATATTAGTTATAATATCTCCTAAATACTCAACTTCTAATTTCCTTGCAGTTCCGTGAATTGCTCCACTCCAAATAACCCTAGTAAATATATTTTTATATTCTTTTTCATTTGCATAAATTTTTACTTTTTCCATATATTTACCTCTCTAATAGTCCTCTTGCTACATCTGTTAAAGTTTTGTTTTTCTCTATCTCTACAAGAGTTATCTCCACATCTATATCTCCGGTTCTTTCAGTTACTGCAAAATATAACGTTTGGATATAGCATTTAAAGAAAATATTAAATTCTGGAATAATTAAAGTTAATTTTTCCTTATCATTCTTTAATTTTTTTAAAGTTTCCATACAGTTACTAGGAGTAGTAGAAAGAATATAACTAAAAAAAGGAGATTTCATACTTGGAAAAAATGTAGAAAAACTAATCTTTTCAGCTTTTCTATTTCCAATTAATGTTTTCTCTCCCAAATCAATTATTCTTATAATTTGTAAATCCTGCTCACTCTCTATCCTTAAATCCAATGGTGGTACTACAAAGAAAAAAGGAGTATTAGTGCTATCTTTAACCAGTATAAAAGTTGGTTTCATAACATCATCTCCTTTATTTTGTTATTTGTACATAGTTTTTCAACTCTGCAATTATTTTTTGTTTAGACATTTCTGCTATTTTCTCTATATCGGCTTCATTTTTTATTACAACTCCCCCCATATTTATATTTACTTCAGGAGAGAAAGTAGTTGATAATGGTGATACAGGAGCTTTAAGTCCTAATTTATCACTAGCTTTTTCTAGTTCTGTTTTTTCTCTATTTGGACTTATATTTACTGTTCCAAGTGGCTTGTTTAAAGAATTAACAGTTTTGTTTTTTTGAATTGTTTGCTCTTTAGATAATTCCTCTGGAGTCAATTTAGCAATTCTTCTTCTCTCTCTAAAATCTTCTTCTGTCTCTTTCATCAGCTGCTCTATTCCTTTTCCAGAATCTTTATTATCTCTAAGTTTTTCTTTTAACATTCTTTGTTTTATATACTCAATTTTTGAATCATCTTCTGTTTTACTGTTTCTTAAATCCATTGTTTCTATGTCTTTTTCAGCCTGTGCATTAGCTTCATCCCAAGTATAACCTTTATCTTGATATTCTTTTCTTAAATCCCATTTATTTTTAGTTCTTCCTATTTTTTCTCCTGCCCAATCTCCAACTGCTTTACCAGCTTTATATGCTAAATATCCACCTGCAATATATTTACCCACACCAGGAAAAATATTTTCTGCCATAGCTGCTACTTTTAATGCTGCGAAGCCTTTTATAGCTTCTGCTGTAAGAGCAAATATTCTATTAAAATAAGTCTCTACATTTTCTGTATTAAAAGTACCTTTTGAATTTAATTCTGCCATTTTATTTGTAAATTTATTAATAAAGTCAGTTGCTGTTGGTGCTAAACCTTCTCCAATAGATATTTTTAAATCTTCAACAGCACTTCTAAATTCTGCCATTTTATTTTTTGTAGTACTTCCCATTTCTTCTGCAAATTTATCTGTTGCACCCTTAGCATTTTTTATGGCATTTTCCGCTTTCTCTAATTCTTCTTTTGAAGCTCCAAGCAAGTTAGCAAAAATTTTCATTCCCTCTGAACCAGCTATTGTAGATATCCAGTAATTTCTTTGTTCTTCTGTCATTCTAGCCAAAATAGGTTTTACTTCTTCTATAATTTTTCTAAGTCCTTTAAACTTTCCATTATTATCATAAAGAGTTAATCCTACTTTTTTCATAGCTTTTTCCATATCAGGAGTAGCTTTTGAAAGTCTTGTATAAATAGCTGCTAAATTTCTTCCAGCAATAGAACCTTTAAGTCCACTATCAGCTAAAACTCCTAGTAAAATATTTACATCTTCCATACTTTCAAAGTTTCTTGATGTTGATGCCACATATTTATATGCCTCTCCTAGTTGTGCAATGCTTGTATTTGTGTTATTAGCAGTTGCAGCCATAACATCCATCAAGTGATCTGCATCTTTTAATTCTAGTCCAAATGCTGTTAAGTTATCTGTAAGAATATCAGATGTACTTGCTAAATCTTCACCAGAAGCGATAGAAAGTTTTAAAAGTTTTGGTGTCATTTCTAATACTTCATTAGTTTTCATTCCTGCCATAGCCTGATACATTTGAGCTTGTGCCACTTCTTGTGCTGTAAATCTAGTACTTCTTCCAAGTTCTCTTGTTTGAGCCATTAACATGTTTTCTTCAGCTGCTGTTGCTCCCATAATAGCTTTATTTCTTTTAACTTGATCTTCTAAATCTGCAAAAGCTGTTAAAGAACTTCCAGCAATAGCACCTATTCCAGCTAAACCTCCAATAGCAACTGTTCCAAATTTATTAAGCCCACTATTAACTTTTTCCCAGTTCATAGATTTAGCTTTTTGATAAAGTCCAGCAAGTCCTTTTTCTGCTTTGGATATTACAGCTGTAAATTTATCTTTAAGTTCCAATCTAGCACTTAATATATGCTCCAAATTCTCACCTCCAAATAAAAAAGAGGAGCTTTTATACTCCTCTTAGTGTTATTTATTTCTTAGTTTTTCCAAAAATATTTCCATATTTCATACCATAAAATGGTGTTAGCATAGTATCTCTTTTAAGGTCATTTAATTTATCTATTCTGTTGTACAAAGGTAATAATTGTTCTTCATAGATTTTTTCAATCTGACTTTCAAATTGATATGCCTTAACCATACATTCATACATCTCATTATAGTATTTGTCATTAAATGGCTTTTCAATAGTTTTACATTCCAATCTGTTATCATATCTAAAATAGTTTTCTATGAAATCTTTATATTTTTCATATACTCCATACTTCTTACATAAAGATATTACCATTTCTTTGTATAAAACTGAAATTGTAGAAATATTTGTATAATTTCTTTCTGAATTTTCCTTCTTATATTCTCTTAAATAATCTGATTTTAAATTGATTTTCTCATTTCTACTAAACCAATGGATAGTTGCATCTGTTATATTAGTTAGTTTAGCTAAATCTTGAATTTCTATAACGGGAGTACCTCTCCAAGTTGTAGGTTTTATCTCTGTAAATAATGGTAATTTCTTTTGCTCTTTTGGTTCTTTTAAGGCTTGTTCCATTCTGTTAAATTCATTTATATATGCCATTTTAAAACCATTATATCCTTGAATATTGAACATATATAATGTAAAGCCATCTTTTGTTAAAAGGTACTCTTTATAATTTCTTTTTTGACCTTTCACTTGATAAAAGCTTGGTATTATTAGAGAACGCAAATCTGCGTTTTCTGAATCTACGCAAATGTGCGTTGATTGATTTTTTAATCTACCCACATTTGGGTCAATTAAAATTTTGTCTAAGTCTCTTAATACACCACTGTGTCTTTTGCCTAATTGTTTTGCTATAACTCTGCTACTAACAACATAAACTCCATTTTTAATTTCAATTTGTGCTACATAATTCATTTTTATTCCTCCTATAAAATTTGATTTATAGGAACAAAAATAGTATAATATTATTGACGGTAATATTTACTATTAGAGTTCCTTGTATCTTACTTTGAGTGGTCAAGGAACTCTTTTATATTTTTAACTTTTCTATAATTATTTTTTTATCTTTGCTTAATTCTATTTCCACCTCCCTCTCATTTTCATTAATTTCTAATTCTCTCAACCAAGGAATAGGAATAGTTATTTTAGCACTTTTCCCATTTCCTGCTTTATGGAAAATGACCCTTGCTTTCCTTTTTTCTTCCATAAAATACACCTCTTTTCAGTAAGATACTTATATTATATATGTTAGTATCTTACTTGTCAAGAGAAATTTTTTAAAAATAAAAAGAACCATTAAATAGGTTCTTCTCTCATTTTATCTAAATACTTATCCAAAATCATCGCTAAATTTTCTTCCTCAAAAATATCATTTATAATATTTATAAATATTTTTTCATTACAATAATTAAAAGGAAGTTTTATTTTGAAACAATCATCAATCATATTTTCAGTAAAATATTCTTTAAGATTTAATAATCTTTTATATATGTGAGGTACAATTATTAATGCATCCTTAGAGTACAATGAATTATTATTACCCATTCCACTTAAATCACAATATAAAACTTTTAAATAAAATCTTAATTCTTCTTTTTTTCTTTTTTCCTTATGTAGCATTTCTGCCATATCTAACAATGTATTTCTATATAACTCAAAATCTTTTTTAAAGAAATGGCTTAATAACCTTTTATTATAAATAGCCCAAAGTACATCATTTTCAGAAAATTTTTTATCCATTTTATCTCTTTCTTCTACAAACTCATCTAGTGTCACATTTGTACCTTTTAGAAAATCTCCATATCGTTTTATTTCTTCCTTTTCTTTTAGATAATCCTGATACATTAATACACCAAAAACAGCTATTCCAGTGAAAATAATAAATGTTAAAAACATAACTCCAACCCCTCTTTTTAAATATAGTTTATTCTAATATATTTTACTTATTTTAGCAAATTTTTTAAAGAAGTTAAAGGCTTGGAAATTATAATTTTACTTTTATTTCCATATTTTTTAATTCTTGCACTATTTCATCTTTTAAATTAGATAGATGGGATAGTGCCTTTTTATATAATCTTCTTTGGTACCTTTTATTTTTTCTATTTTTTTGTTTCTTATTCATTTTTTAAACCTCTTTTTATATGATATCCATTTTTTAAACTATCTGTAACTTCTAATTTTTCGTTTATTACTATATTACCAATCCAATTATTTTTATCATCATAAATTGGTAGTATTATTCCTTTTTCATTTTTCATATATCCTCCTAGAAAGAAAAAGAGAGTTAAAAACTCTCTATAATCTGTAAATTTATTCCTTATTCTATTTCTTTTATAGTAACTCCTTCTATCAAATATCTAGCAATAGCTATTATTGAATATACAAAAGGAAATATATACCCAACAATCATAATCAAATTTAATGCTATCATATCACTTAAAAATGCTCCTAAGATAAGCCCACCTAAGAAAGAAAAAACCAATACTGATACTAGTGACACAAGTAAACATTGCCCAGCCAATAACAAACAATCAAAAAACTTGTAATCAAACTCAAACTTATACTTCTTCATAAACCTTTCCTCCTAAAATGAATTTAATATTCAATATTATATCATTATTCTTTTAAAAGATACATATAAAATAAATCTTTTTCAGAAAGTTTCCTAAGTTCTTCTAATGTATGCCCTCTATTCAAGTAATGAGCGACTGTACTTAATTTCCAGTCGCTCTCTATTAGTTTTTTGTTTCTTCAACTAAACTAACTAAATCAGTTTCTCCATATCCAGAAACAGTTAAAATAAAATCTGCTAGTTTATATACAGTTGGGTCTTTTAAAACTTTTGCTACAACTTGTGTTGGTTTAGATCTACAATCCAAATTATCTATTAGTTTATCATCTCTAAAAATAGGACAAGAATTATAGATAACTTCTAAATCCTTATCTTTCTCTTTAGATAAGATCAAATCTAAATAATCTTCTTTATTTAGCAACTCACACTCAATCTCTCCATTAAGCTCTTTTATGTGAATTTTAACTTTTTTTCTTTCTTCATTATTTATTTTTTTACTATTTTCAAGTAACATTTCAGCAGTAACTAACATCTAAACCTCCTATTTTATATCATTTTCATAAGCTAAATCCTCTGGAGTAAATCCAAATGGATACTCTTCCTCAACTACTTCTCCTTTTGTAATGTTGATTAAGTCTATTGAATTAAACCAAACATTATCAAGAGAAATTCTTTCTTCTTGCTTTCCTGGTGTATCTGGGTCAGCTAGATTAGTTACAATCCTAACTCTAACATCATTCCCTTTTACCAATTTTTCAAGTATTTTTTTACCTCTAGAATATACTTTTTCAAGAGTAACACTCCCTTCACCCTTTAAAGCTACAATTTTACTATCCACAGATAGCCCTAACTGTACATCTTTTCTATCAGCTGTTACTTTTGCATTTACTTTTGTAAATTCAGCTATTTTCTCATTATCTATCCAAAGAGTACCATGTGCACCAGCGATGGTATGATAACCCCTTATTGTTGTATCTGCCATTTTTACCTCCTATCACATCTTTATGATCAAAGAAAGATTTGCCATAGTATCTGCAAATCTGACATCTCCAGTTAAAAACACATCATCACCAGAAGGATATTTTAAAATTTCCATTTCTGTCATTTCTTCTGGGTCTTTTCCATCTAAAACAATTAATCTCTTTTGTGCTTCTAAGTCTATTTCAATCTTATTGTCGTAGTCTCCACTTAATATATTTGGAGCCATTTCCTTAAAATAAACCTTAGTAACATTAGAGCAGAAATTCATTTTATTATTGTAGTCATTTATGTAAATTCCTAACCAATAATTTTTAAATGTATCTCTTATATCATCAGTTATAAAGCACATTCCCTCAACTATTTTGATTTTTCTTGTATCCTTTTTCCAAGTGCTATCAAAAGTAGTTTTTGAGTTTACTCCATAATTAACTCTAACTTTTTCATCATCATTGTATAGAGAGAATTTACCAAGTTTAGGCTCAAAATAATCTACTTCAGTTAAATCACTCATAACAAAGTTATCAGCAGAACGATTAATAGGCATTCCTGCTATAAGTCCTGCTATTGCTGCTGTATATTCTTGTGCTGTAAATTCTCCATAAATAGATTTATATTCTCTATTTCCTAACTCTACAATAGCCACATGGTCTGTATTATTTGCAAAGCTAGAAACATATTTAACAGTCTTACCTATTGCTCCATCATTTCCAAATACTTGTTTAACCCATGTTACAAGTTTTTGGTCATCTGCTTGTTCTGCTCCTGGATAAGCTAACCAATGCATTTTTCTTTCTTTAAATTCACCTAATACATCATCTAAGTTTTCCCCTGTTTGCAATACTCTTATTAATACTTTTTTAGCTCCATAGTGCATTGCTAATTTAATATACTTAACATTTTTAGCATCCCATTCTTTTTCTTTCAAATCTGCTATTGTTTTTAGAGTATTCCATTTAACAGTTTTTTTAGTATCTTTTAATATTAAGCAAACTATACCTCTTTCACTTCTTTGTATAGCAGTTGTTGCAAGAGTTTTAAACTCTATATTAATATTTGGACTTGCTTTTATTTGTCCTACTTCATTTCCCATTAATTGCTACCTCCTTCTTTAAATCTTAAATTCAAATCTTGCATAAGTTCATAATCATAAGGTTTTCCATATAAATCATATAAACTTAATGTAAAGACATAATGCCCAACTCTATCTACAATTTTTATATCTGTATTTCTTAAAGTTAGATATCTATTCAATACATGTAAAACTTTTTTACCTTCTATTTCCAAAGCACTATCTAAGTTTTCTAAATTCTCTAATATTTCAGCATTAGTAAGCTTTCCATTAGTTTTTGGATAATAGATAATATCAATATCTATTGTTTTTAGCTCTCTATATTCAGAATTAAATTCTTTTTTATAACTAACTAAATCTATATAAAAGCAAGGCTTTTTTACATTATCTATATCTTCACTATAAGGATTTACTTTTAGTTTTTCAGAAATAATCTTATTTAATGCATTCCTTATATCTCCCCATTTCATTTATTCATCAGCCCCTTATAAAAGGTTTTTAAATCTTTATAGAATTTAATTTGTCTCATAGCCACTGCTGTTCTAAGCATAAATCTACCTCTGACAAATTTAGTTTTGTTTCTTCCTGTTCTATGACCATACTCAACATGGTGTGCATATGATGTCATAGAAAATACTATTTGAGAGAATGCTTTTCCAGTTAATCTTTTTCCATTTTCTCTTTGCCAGCTATTTTTTAAGGTCCCAGTATCAACTGGAGTTAATTCTTTAACGTCTTTTTTTAAATCTTCAGCTTGTAACATCAAAAATCTTTCAGTAGCTTGTGGAGCTTTTGTTTTTATTTCATCAAGAATTTTGTCAAACTCTTTAAACCCTTTAAGCTCCATAATCTACCTCATTTTCAGATACTTCTGTTAAAACTATCTCTTTATGTTTTATGATGTTATAAGCCAAAGGCTTAGAGGCTTTGAACATATAAATAGCTCCATCTGCTTTTCTTATAACTTTTAGTAAGTCATTCTGCTTTATATCTACATCTAAACCTACAAATAACTTATATTCTTGTGAACTGCTGTTAACTGGTCCAGGTAAAACTCCTCTCAATAACTTTTGTGAGAGTCTGCAAGGAATATCTTTTAATATTTCTCTTTGTTCTTCAAAAGCTCCACCATGTTCATCTGTAATAGTAACAGAACGAATAACTGTAACTCTATCACTATGTAATTTGTCTAAAATACTCATACAGTACCAACCTTTCTAAACCTAAATAATTGGCTTTTTAAAGATAAAAACATTTCATCAGTTGTGTTATTAGATGTGTCATATTCTATTGTTGTATCTCCTTCAGTTACTTTAGAAATATTCCCTTGTAAGTTTGTTTCTTCAATAGTTTTTAATGCTAAATGCTCTGCAAATGGTTCTATAAGTTCAACTGGAAAATCATCTCTATTCATAAAATTTAAAGCTTTTCTAACTAAAATGGTTACTTGAATTTTCAACATAGCCTCGTTGCTAATAGTTGCTAATTCTTTCACTTTTTCAATTATTTTGTTGTAAATTTCTTCCATATCTAACCTCTCAATAGAATAAAAGCACCTAGAAATTAAATTCTAAGTGCTTTATAAATTATGCTTCTGATACAGTTATTTCAGGCTTCTTTGTTGTAAGTAATAATATTTTACTGTCATTTTTAATATATAAACCATAATGTTGGTCTATATTAACCTTAGTTGCCTTATGGTCAATATCTCTTGCTTTTTCAACTTGTGGACTTCTTTTTAATAATAAGCCAATAGCACCAGCTTCAATAATTGGGTTTGTCACTTCATTAGCTTTAACTAATGCTGGATTAGATGTAACAACTAATTGAACGCCACAAAGTTCTCCAATAACTCCTGTCATCATTAAAGGTTTACCAGCAATATCTTTTAAAGCTAGGAAATTTTTATCTTTTCTAAGCTCGGCATATTGGTCAGGTGTTATGAACACAACTCTAGGGATATCTATTTTTTCTCCAAATTTAGTTAAAGCATCAGCTAAGACATCATAGGATAATTTAACAGACTTTCTATTATATTTTAACTTTGCTTTTTTAATTTCATCTAAAACATCATTATCTATTTTTCTCGCAATAGATACAGTTAATTGTGATACGCCTTCACCTAATGGGTCACCATATCCAGATAATAAAGCTTCATCTGAAAAATGTACTCCCTTAGCTATCTTTTTGATTGTTACTTCTGTTTTAGATGTTGTTAGATTTTCATAGGGAACAGCTCCTAATTCTGCAACATCTTCTGCTATTCCAAGTAAACCCCATTTAGGAATAGTTAACACATTCCCTGGAACTCCTTCTAATTTATTATTGATATCAACAAGTGGTCTAAATACTAACTTGTGTGGTAATTCTTGTCTTACCATATCTTCCAATACTTCTGGTATTATTAAATGTTCTACTTTTGTTTCTCCTGCCATATCTTATTCTCCTTTCAATTCATCATATAATTTTTTATTTGTATTAAATAATTCTGTTCTTTCAGACAAAGTCATTTTTGAGAAATCATCTTTTGTGTATTTTTTGCCTTCACTACCACCATTCATTGCTCCTGGTACTCCACTAGCACCAAGAGATTTTACATATTCTCCCATTGTTTCAGCAAAACCTTTAACAGATGCTTCTATTTCTTCTTCTGTAACTCCATTAATTCTATCTAAAAATTTATCTGGCATTTTATACTTTGCTAATGTAGTTCTTTTGATTTCATCTGTTTTTATTTTTGTAAGTTCAGCATTTTTTGCATCCAAATCTTTTTGAATCTTATCAATTTCTTTTTTGTGCTTTTCTTCTGCAGTAAGATTAGCATTTTTTATTCTTTCCTCATAATCTTCAATAGACTCATTGTGCTTTCTTTCAAGCTCTTTTTTTTCTTTTTCAAAGTCTGCTTTCATTCTTGCAAATCTTTTGTCAATCATCTTATCCACTTCTTCTTGTGTATAAGTTTTTGGTTCTCCTGGTTCAGCAAATTGTTGAATATTAATTTTAAAATTTTTCATTTTATCCTCCTGTTTAAAGTCCTGTGTGACTATTTTCCCAGATGTTTAATGTCCCTCAGTACGACAAAGTAAAAAAGGCTTTATTTTTTTACTTTAAGTTCTTTTAATAATTTATTCAGTTTAAGATGTTCTATATAGGATATTATTCCAATAACAATAAAAGATATTACTAATACTCCAAAATAAATTATTAAAGGTAATAAAATAATAATCCATTTATAGTTTATCCAACTGAATATTTTACCTAGTATTAATCCTGCTTGAATAATTGTTAGTAAATGTTTCACTGTACCTCCTTTCTTTACAATAAAAAAGCACCTAGTTTTTATCTAAGTGCTTTTGGTTTAATTATTTTATTTAGTTCTTTCCTTAAAAAAGTCTTTCCAGTAAGGATTTTCTTTGTCAAAAATTTCTTTTTGTTCTGCTGTTAAGTTGTGCGGATAATCTGCAAATAAATTAAAGATTTTTATCTTATCAAAACTAAACATATGCTTACCAAAACTATCTAAATCATCTATCCACCATACTTTATCGTTTTTATTTTTCTTATAAAAATCACTTAGCATATCCACCTTCTCCTTTATTTTGTTTATCTTTAGCTGTATTTATGTATCCTAATAAATTTTTAAATTCTTCATTATTTTTGCAAGAATCTACATCTATCAAAATACTAGCAGGTTCTAATTTTAATCCACTCACAGTATGAGATGTTTGACATCCAAATCTGGATTTAAGAGCTGTTTTATCTAATTTTTTAAACCCATTTTTATCTTCTGTTTGTAATTCCAAATACTCAAAACCTTGATTTGTCTTTCTTATAATTGCCGCATGTCCTCCAGTTGCTAAATAGTATTCTTTATCTTCTTTAGCAAAAGTAAGTAATTCTTTCACAGCTTTAAAATCATTAGTATTTTTTGTTATTTTACTTTGAATGTCATCTAAGTTAGCGATTTCAACTATACTTCTTGTTGAAGCAAAAATATTCATAGACTTTCCGCCTCTAAAATCCAAAACATCATACCCATTTCTATTTCCTATGTATGCGAATGCAACTGATGAACATGACCCTCCAGTTTTATCTCCTCCACCTAATTTTTTGATTATTTCTTCTGTTGTTAATTCTTTTTGTAGTTTTTTAACCTCATTATACTCTACTTTGTCATTTTGAGCCCATGTCATTGTAAAAGTATTAGGTATTGGCTCTTTACTTTCTTTATTTATACTCCTATTTTCGTTGTTTGTCAATGGTTCATTATCATTGTTATCTTTTTCTCCAATTTCTTCTCTACCTTGCTTGATTAAACTTTCATAATCAATGATTGGTATTGTTGTACTTCTGCACCTTGGGTGCATTGGTGGATAATTAAGACCAACTGCAATTTTTTTTATTTCAAATATTTCTCCATTTAACTCTGAACAAATTTGACTGGTCCTGCTATCTAATGTAGCACTAAACTCATATTTTTCTATTCCTGCTTCCTTATATCCATCTAACGTAGCTTGATTCAAAACATAATTAACTTCAGTTCTTAGAAGTCTTTCAACATCATTCTTTTTAGCTGTTTCAAATCTTTCAGAAACTCTTTTACTCATAGTTTTCAGATTAATACCTTGTATCATTCCATTAACTATTTCTTGTTTAACTGTTTGAGCTAATTTATCAGTATTAGTCCAAAGTCTTTCAGAGAAGTTTGCACCACTCCATGGTCTATCTAAAACAGCTTTTATTTTATCTCTACTTACAATAGCATTAATACCCAAATCTTTTGTTACTTCTATGAAAGTATCTCTATAAACAGAATTTAAAGCATTTTTACTACTATCCTCAACTCCAAAAATTAACTTAGTAAATTCCATATCTATTTGAGCTTTAAGACTATCCAAATGACTAATTCTACTTTTAGAGGATAATGTTTCAATTTCTAAATATAATTTCTGTGCATCCAATGGTGCTGTTTTTAAAAGATTCTTATATTCAGCCATATAATCATGTAAATCTTTTTTCCAAACTTTATATTCATCACCTTTTAAAAGTTTCAAAGTTTCATTATAATTTAGAATATTATCATTCATATAAGTTGTAGTTATTCTAGAAATCTCTTTATTTATATCCTGCTTGGCTTTTTCAAGTGCAATCTTATATTCTTTTTCAATATCCTGTATTGTAGTGAATGCCTTAGCTTCTCTTTTAACTTGTCTTTCTTCCCAATAATCTCTATTCTTTTGAGCCATCAGCACCAACTCCAATTGGAGTATTCATATCTTTCATTACATTAATATCTTCTTCAGCTTTTATTTTTTCAAGCTCAACTTTTGCATCTTCAATAAAAGGCAATATAGATAAAATAGTTTCGTGCGATACAATTCCTTGTAATTTCTGAGCTGTATCAGCTGCTTCAACAAGATTTTTAGGAACATTTCTAGTAAATACTTTTTGAATATCAGTAGCTTTTATTTTTAAGTTGTGAAAATCTATCATAAGTTGTAATCTTTGATTTATGGCTTTTTTGAAATACATTTCTTTTTGTGCTGCTAGTTGTTCCAAAGCTAATAACTTATATCCAAGTGCAACTCCTGAGCTATTTCCACTAAACTCCTTATCCTGCATATCTGGTATCATTGAAAATTTATGAATATCTTGATTTAATCTGTTCTTGTTATTTTGAGCATAAGAGTCATTAACTTGTTTAACCAACCATTTAGCATCACCTTGCTCATTAACAAGCATAACTTTATTTTTATTCATTTCTTCTAGTGTTTTTTCATCTGTTCCACCCATGTTAATTAAAACTAAGTATGCATCTGTAAAATCTTTCATGTCGTCAATAGCAATTGAAGTTGCTTCATTATAGCCATCTATCAAAGAAATTACATTTTTAAAATCTCCATTGGCTCTCTTATTGTTTAAAAACTCAATAATCGGAACTTGATTAAATCCATGTAGTTTAGTTTCTCCTGTTGCAGTTGGAACCTCTTTTTTATCAGTATCAGTTATATATTCATAAGTTGTAATTTTTTTATTATCATAAACTTCCAACTTATAAACCCATTTATCTTCTTTATTTTTAGTTTTATCCCATCTCACAGCAGCGGTTATTTCTTTTTTTACTGTGTTATCTCTTAAAATAAAGCAATCCCTTGGGTCTACAACTACATTCCCGATAGTATTATCTACATTTTTATACCAAAGTTCATAAGATTTTCCAAACACGCTTAAATTAGATGCATGTTCAAAATTTTCTTGCTGTTCTTCTTCTGTTGCAAGGTATTCAGATAATTTTTCAAAATCTTTTTTTAATTTATCATCTTGTAAAGCATAAGCAATAGGCTTTCCTAGAAAATACGCTGTTGCAATAGTTGTTATATATTCAGGATAATTGTTAATCAGCTTAGTGTCTTTTTTCTTATCACTTCTATCTTTTTTATTTAAAATATTGTGTTTCCCACTATAATAATCTTCCATTTTCTGTAATTCTGGTAATTCATTTTTTATAAAAGCTTCAAGTGCTTCTTTTAAATCTTCTACAGTCATCAAATCCTCCTCTCTTATCTTATTCCTAGGCTATTTCTATCTATTGTTCTTATTTCATTTCTATTAGTCATCTTTTCAGCAATACCAGTTAAAGTATCTGGTCCATCATCATGTTTGTTTTTTCCTTCTTTTTGATAAGAAATAATATCCTTTGCAAATTCTGGCCATTTATTTTTCCAGTCAACAGGCATATAAATATTTGCATTAACCCAAGCACTATTTGATAGTATTCTTGCAATCTTATTTCCACTTTGATGGAACCATTTAACAACTGTTTTATAATTTCCCTTATCTCTTGTTATTCTCTCAACATTCCTTGCAAATGCTCTTCCACCATTATTGCTTTCTATATCTGCAATATTTACATTAAATTTCTTATATGCTTCTGCAACCATAGGCTCTGTTATTTCCATAGCTTCTTTGGTATAGATAACATCTAAAATATAAGCACTATCTTTACAATCTGCATATACGATATTGCATAGAAAATCATCTCCAGTGTCGGCGGTATCACAATAAGAAGCCATTTTTACCATTTTTTCTTTTGGTAAATCTACATAAGTTTTAAATTCATTGTATAATCTCCCCTTAATGTCTATTGGCTCTTGCTGATAGTTGGCAGAAGCAATTTCAGGTCCCATAGCTTTTGCTTTTGATAAATAAGATTTATAACTTAATATTTCATTACAAAGCATAGTGCCTTTATCATCTTGAACAGCTTTCATTTTTATATGTTTCACTTTTTTGCCTTCTTCCTTATAGTGCTCTATGGCTCTACCAGCTAAGTCACCACTAACCCAACGAGTCATTATAATTATTATCTTTCCACCTTCTTCAAGTCTTGAAAGCATTGTTTGTGCATACCATCCCCAATGTTTATCTAAAACATTAGCATTGTAGGCTTCTTCTGCATTTTTGATTAAGTCATCTATTATCATAAGGCTACAACCAAATCCTGTTGCTGTTCCACCAGGTGCAGTTGCTAGATAGTTATTGTATCCACCTTCTAAACTCCAAAGGTTCATAGCACCATCACCTTGTTTTATACTTACACCAGGAAATATATCTGAAAAAACTATTTTATCTTTATCAGCTTTTACCTCTTGAATAGTGTTTCTAACATCTTTTGAAAATTGAGTTGATAAAGTTTCATTGTAACTTCCTGTCATTATTTTTGCATTTATATCTCTACCAAGTAACCATTCTACTAGATTTCCTACTGTCCTTGACTTTCCATGTCTAGGTGGAAGGTTTAAAATAAGTACTTCATCATCACTTGTAAGAAAGTTTTGTAAATCATTACATAAATCAACTAAAAATTGTCTCTCATATTTATAGAAGTCAGGAGATTTTAAATAACAATAAAAAAAGAACTCACGTCTTGCAAGTTCTAATTTTGCTCTTTTTATTGCTTCTTTATTTATCTCCACCAAATATCACCTTTTTTAGTTCATCTGTTGATAATCCTTTAAAAGGATCCTCTGATTTTAATTCTCCTTTAACTTCTAGTTTTTCAGTAAACATTCCTAAATGTCTACCTAGCATTTCTAATGCTTTTTCTTTATTATAAAATGTTACTTCTATTCCAAACTTAGTTTCCTTAACTCTAGATATACATGCTTTTTGTTCTGGACTTAACTCATCAAAATTTTTAATTATAACTCTATTATTGTTAAGATTAACTATACCAGTTCTGTCTGTAAAAGCTAGATTAGCAATCTCATTTAATACTCTATCTTGTGTAATTTCTGTCCTTTTCTCTCTCTCAGCCATTGCTTTTTGTATTTTTTCTTGAACCTTAGGTTTTCTTAATAACTTACTAGCATACACAGCTGCTACATTTTCATTTTTTACTTTATACCCAGCTCTGATATATGCTTGTGTCCCATTCAAGTCTTTTAAATATTCTTCTACAAATAAATCCTGCTTAGTCAATCTTTTTCACCTCACTTTTTTAAAATTAAAAAGAGAACCTTGCAAGTTCTCTTGTGTTTTAATATTATTAATTATTTTTTTGCTTTATCATCAATAATATTTCCCCATAAAAAATAATACATTGATACCATTAAATCTAATGTTATTATAATGGAATATATAATTAAACTAAAAATAAAATCATCATATCCAAAATTTATATTCATCAAAAAAATTTTTATACTTCCATTTATCTTATAAATTTTCATGAGAAATATTAAAAATAAAACAATAAATTTTAGAAATAGACTATGAAAATTTTTTACCAATAAATAATGATAAAAATTAGTTTTTTTGTTCATTGTATTGTTCATTGAAAAGTTTTTAGCCCTTTCTACACCATTACTTCCAGAATAAAATATTGCTATAAAAGCTATCTCAACTACAATAAGAGCAGTAAATAATGAAAAAGCTGGTTCAAATATTTCTTCTTTTCTTGGAAAAGCTGATATTAATAAACTAGGAATATAAAAAAACAACATTTTTTTGATTCCGTAAATTTCTTTAATATGCTTAATTATAAAGTATATTTTCTTCAACTTTCTCTCTCCTTTTTTAACTTAATTATTTAGCCTCAACAGCTATCGCACTCATACTATCTAAATAATCAAATGATTTTATCATTTTTCTTTTTAAATCTAAATAACTTAATATATTTCCCTCTAATTTTTCTACTTTTATTTTAGTTGTTATTTGAATATCCTCTGATAATAATTTTAAACTTTTTTGTTGCTCTCCTTCTCCTTCAAGAATAATCTTAACCTTATCATATTTTTTAAATTGATCTTCTAATAGTTTTTTTAATGTATTAACAGGGATAAGATAAGGTTTATTAAATTTTGTTTGTATAATATCTACATGATGAGTTTTTATTTCAATCTCATTGTCTTTAGTTTCTATCCCTGCATAATTAAATTCTGGTGAGTTAGAAACTTTCCCATCTATTGTCATCTTTTTGAAATTTTTTATTTGATTAATTTTATTAATAAAATCCAACTGATAAAAAATTAAATATACTAAATCAATATTTTTAAATTCATCAATATTTTCTTTTTTTATTTTCTCAAAAAAACTTTTCAATGCTATAAAAAATTTATAAAATCTAACTCCATATTGTACATTTTGAAATACAACATCATAGTTATTTTTGTCTTTTTTTCTTAATAAGATACATTGAAATTTTTCAAGATATTGATTTTCACCTAAGTGCCCTACTTCTTTTCTTGAAGTTCTATCTTTAATATTTTCTCTAGTTCCAAAATTTGAAACTTCATATTTAAAAAATAGAAAATCTTTTTCTGAATCAAAAACTTCATTAATCCAAATTTCTTTTTCATTTTTCTTTACACTAAAAGTTTTGTTTAAGTTTTCTTCTAAAAATTTTTTTAAAATTTTTTCTAGTGTGATATCATTGCTGTTACCCTTTATTGATAGTTGGTAAAAATAAACTGTTTGATTCTTAGTCTTACTCATATTATTCTCAACCCCCATTTATAATTTTTATATTTTTTATTATACACCTTTTTTCACAAAATAAAAAAGACTTTTTTACAAGAAGTCTAACTTGTTTTCTACTCTGGGGGAGAGAAAATTTTATTAAAGATTAACTTATAATCTTCATATGCTAACATACTAACACATAAAAACTGACATGACAATACACCTGTTTTGACACGGTTTTGACAAATCTTAATTAAAAATCTATCAATCTTTGAGTTTTAAAATGTAATTCTAATGTTGATAAAATGTTATTCCTCATTCTATATGCCGTTCTAATATGGATATCTAATTCTGTTGAAATATCTTCGTAAGTCATTTTCTTAAAATATTTCATTTCTATGAATTTATAATCTTCGTGGTCCTTTACCATATCCAAAGCACTATCAATTCTGAATAATATTTCTTCATGTCTACTTATATCATTTGATATTCTAATTTTTAATTCTTCAATTCTCTCCATATCTGACTTAACTTCTGTAAAGTTAGATCCTGGTATTTTATCTAAGCTATAACTTTTTAATAAAATTGGATTATTAAAATACTCTAAGTCTTTTTTTATTTTATTTATGTATTTGTTATAGCTGTATAATATTTCTTCCATCTTCCTAAAAATTATCTTTTGCTCCTGTGTTGCCATTACTACTCCTCCATTTTAAGATTAAATATATCTTTATATGCCTGTAAATATGAAGTTCCAGAATATTCTCCCGTTTTTCTATCTACAACAACCAACCAATTATATCCATTCCATTTGATATTGTTAAAATCTTCTGTTGTGAACTCAAAATCTTCAATATCTTCTCCAAAATTTATTGGTTCTTCTCCTTCTGGATATTTAATATCTTCAAGCCAAAAACCATTATCATTGATTAAATTTTCAAAATTATCATTAAATCCAAAACTATTTGGCAGTATTGGAAATATAGTTTGTACAATATATCCTTGTTTTTTTAAATCTTTTACTATGTGTTCTAATGCCATATTAATCCCATTCCTTTCCAAGCATAATAGAGTTATCAATTTCTAAATCTTCACTTTCTTTTGCTATTAATCTTTTTACCCATTCTAATGCTTCTACTTGTCCTTTTGTTTTAGAGTATTCTCTTATATCTTTATCAAAAGAATTATTATAATCTAATTCAAATTGTTTGCTCTCAATCTTATAAAATAATTCTGCTTCATCTATCATTTTAGCCCTCCTATCTAATTCTATCTAATTCTATCTAAATGCTTTTGCAGTTTTAATATATCTTCAAAATTCTTGGGTGCTCTTAATCTCATTTCTTATTCTCCTCCTTAATTCTTTTAATTCTAACTTTCAAGCTCTCAACAAGTGCATCCTGAACATCTCCTTTATTTTGCAAGGCTTCCATTACATCTTCATCTCTTGTCTCTTTACAAACTAAGTGATGTATAATTACTTTTTCAGTTTGCCCTTGTCTATGCAATCTCTTATTAGCTTGTTGATATAATTCCAAGCTCCAATTAAGTCCAAACCATATTACATGATTTCCACCTGCTTGTAAGTTGAGTCCATAAGCTGCACTAGCAGGGTGTGCTAATAACAAATCTATTTTTCCTGCATTCCAATCTAACTGGTCTTGTGGAGTTTTTAAAAGTCTCACTCTTAGTTTAGAGTCTTTTAGAGCTTCAACTATTCTGTCTTTATCATGCTGAAAGTTATAGAATACTAATGCAGGTTTCCCATTTAATTGCTCTATTAACTCTAAAAATCTTTCAATCTTACAATCATGTACTTCAAAGACTTTTCTGTTTTCATCATAAATTGCACCATTTGCTAGCTGTAATAACTTGTTAGACAGTGCTGCCGCATTTGCAACTGTGATTTCAGTGTCTTCAAGTTCAAGTATGGCTTTTTTCTCAAGCTCATCATAAGACTTCTTAGCTTTGCTATCTAAAACCACAGGTACTTGTTCATAGATTATGTCTGGCAGTTCCAAATAGTCTTCTGCTTTCATAGATATGCAGATGTCTGATATTCTCTCATGTATAGCTTCGTTCGAACCTTCTTTGGCATCATAATTAAAAATTACTGTTCTATTTCTTTGCCCTGGTTCAAAATATCTTTCTCTGAACTTTCCAATAGTCTTTTCTAATCTTTCACCTTGATCCAATAGATACAATTGAGCCCACAAGTCTATCAAACCATTAGGTGCGGGTGTTCCTGTAAGTCCAACTATTCTAGTTATTTTGTTCCTAATAACTTTCAAACTTTTGAACCTTTTAGACTGATGATTCTTAAAGCTAGACCACTCATCAAGTACCACCATGTCGAATGGCCATGCATTTTTATAATAATCTACCAACCAAGTTACATTCTCTCTATTTATCACATAAATATCTGCTGTTTTTGCAAGTGCCTTTATACGCTTCTGTAGACCCCCTAAAACAAGAGATGTTTTTAGCATAGATAAATGATCCCATTTCGCTATCTCATCTGTCCAGGTAGCCTCTGCGACTTTTTTTGGGGCTATTATTAATACTTTTCCAACTTCAAATCTATTAAATTTTAAATCTGCTATTGCTGATAAAGTTATTATGGTTTTTCCTAGACCCATGTCTAACATAAGACCCAATTTATCATCGGTTATCATTCTATCAATACAGTATTTTTGGTATTCATGTGGTACAAACTCCATCATGCATCACCTCCTCTATAAACTTATCCACTTCTTTGAAAGAGGCAATTACTCTCGCATCACAATTTAAGTTTTTTAGTTTATTTATGAAATTTCGCTGTAAAGGGGATAAATCTTCTCTTTTACCCTCGGCTTTTAACTCCACAAAATAAACATCTCCTCCAGGAACGATAACTATCCTGTCAGGTACTCCTGCATTTCCTGGAGAAGTCCACTTCATACACAAGCCATTTTTATTTTTTACACTTTTAACTAAATATGCTTCAATTTCTCTTTCACTTTTTCTCATGTAATTTCTCCAATCTGAAATGTAACAATCCCTCACCTTTTTCTATATATATATATATGAATATAGGATTTATAGAATTTATAGACTGTATATACCCTTTATTTTCTTTATTTTTATATATTAATATAGAAAAGAAAGTTACAATGTTACAAAAATTTTAAGATTCTATTTTTCTTTTGTATCCTCTTTGAACACCATATTTTCCAAATCTTGATGCTTGTTTTATTTTTTCCCATTGAAATAAGGTTGATAAAATCTTATTGATTTCAACACTATCACTCTTTTTTAGAAATCTAATGTCCATTTTTAAGGCTTCTTCCCATATTTCAGCTGCACAAACTTTATTTCTTAGAATCAAATCACTTTCAGCATATTGCTTACTTGTAGTTTCATACTCGTTCAGATAAGTTCTTCTAGCAAATAAGTCCATGCTATCCCAAGCATTTTTTGGTATTTTCTTATCTAAATAATCTAGGATAATGCCTTTATAAACATTATCTTCAGAATGTGAATCCTGTTCTTTTATTGCTATTTCTAAGGCTTCTTTTGATAGAACTAAACTATAAGATTTATCTTTTGCTAATTCACAAGCCTCAGCCCATATCTGCTCTAACTCATCTTTCAAATCATCAAAGATAGATTTCTTAGGCTTATATATGAAACAATCTATTGGCCAGAATCTTCTATTTCCAGTTTCATCTCTTAAAAAGTTAGTATCATTTGCTGTTCCAAAGAATGCACATCTTCTTGGGTATTTTTGTGCCCTTCGTCCATACGAAGCTCTAAAGATGTCATCTGTTCTACTTAAAAAGTTTTTTACCAGGTTCAACTCTGACTTTCTTAATGAACTAAGCTCCCCCATTTCAAGTATCCAACTACCTTGTATTAACTCACAAGCATCTTTACCTTCAACATTTACTAAACTATCATTGTACCAGTCCATACCCAATATTTTTAAAAATGTACTCTTACCTACTCCTTGTGGCCCGATTAAAATAGGCATATTATCCCATTTAATTCCTCCATAAATAGCCCTTCTCACTGCTGCAACTAATGACTTTTCAGATATTTCTCTTGTATAAACATTATCCTCACAACCCAGGTAATCTATGAATAAAGTTTCTAACCTTTTTTCTCCGTCCCATTGAGTTGATTGGAGTCTTGTTGCTACCTTATTTTCAGCGTTTTCTTCTGCAATTAGACTAACTCCATCCATAATCTTATTTGTAGAGGTGATTCCATAAAAACTTTCTAAATACCATCTAAGTCCAGCATCATCTGTATCGTTCCAAATTCTGTCAGGGGTTTCAAATTTTCTGTCCCAAGGTACTCCATCTCTTACTAATATCCTAGAAGAAAAGATGTCCTTAAAAATTTTAAACTTTAATTCTTTATCATTTCTTAGAATTAAAATTATGTTGGCCAGAGTGCTAAGTGCTTTCATACCATCTGCACTATACTGAATACCATCTTTCCAGTTGTCATCATCTTCAACTATTTCGCCTTCCAGAACTTCTTCATTCTTATCATCTACTATTGAAAATTCTGCAATAGCTTTTTGTTGTCTTTCTTTTAATAAATCTTTTCTAACATCTGTCTTTGCCATTACCCATTCTTTCATAGCTATCCAAGATGGTAGTTTGGCCACAGGGGTATTAACTTCTGCTTGTATATCCAAATGTCCGAATTTATGCAATCTTACTAAGTCAAAAGCATTTACTAATTTTTGGCTACAAGGATCAGTAGCATGGTGAGAATATAAGAAAAGTCCATCTTGATATACAATAGCTCCAGCAGTAGTACTTCCACCTATAAAAGTTAATCTGTCAGCTACATCGCAAGGTTCATATACTCCTGGTAAAAATTCATCTATGGCTTGATAGATGTTAAACCTTCTGCAAAATGCTCCTACCATTCCCTCTTTCTCTAAGGGGTTTTCTTGCTTTTTTAACATGTTCTGATGGAGTTTTTGTGCATCAGGAACTTCTGGCCAGCTTGTTACATCTTTCCAGTCTACATACATATTAAGTATGGCCGCACCATCTAACATAGGTTTATCGGCATAAGTAAACACATAATCACTATCAATAGAATGACTTGGCCAATACATTAATCTAACTGCTTGAAAGGTAGTAGGGTCGCAATAACGCAACCCTATGAACTCTGCTACCTTTCTTGCAATAGGTTCATACTCTTCTGCTGTAACATCTTCTGCTAATGGAAATATAACTCTTATTCTAGGCTTAGTAGTTTGGTGCTTACGAGTGCTATACACCACATATGCACAACCTAAACTATTAAGAGTTTTTATAATCTTAGTGTCATCTTCATAAGCTAGGTTGTCTAAGTCAAGAGTTATTAAACTTCTGCTTTCAACTGCTTCGCTTCTTCTTAGATTCCCTTTTAACTTTCCACCAACAAAACCTCCAACATCTTTAATATCATCTTGCTTAGACTTAGAATAAGATAAGAACTCATCTAATGTTTCAGCTGTTACTTTTGGTTTTCCTAATCTATCCACAAATTCAGACCAGGTAATTTCAGTTGTTACCCACTGCTTGGATAATCTGTTATTTGCTTCTGATATTACTAATTTTCTTGAGTTCTCCATCTGTTATCTCCTTTTATTCTTCAAGCAATTTATCTATCAAATCTGTGGCTTCTTCATATTTAGCACTGAATAATTGATTAAAAATTTCATTTAAGATTAAAGCCTTCTTAGCTTTCATATCTTGTGTTATTCCACCCATAATATTAAGCCAATTGGATTGACATCTTTTAGCTATTTCTTCTTTCTCATTTAAAGCTAGTTCATGAGGTATTATTTTTTTCATATCTATTAACCAGCTTAAATATTTTTTAGCTTTTTGATAGTCCTCTTTACCATTTTTCTTCTCTGCTCTAATAAGATATTTAGTTACATTTCCTTCTAAAAAGAACATAAAACCTATATCTCCTAATCTTCCTCTAATAATATCTATACTTTCAAAATTACAACCTGGTATTTTATAATGGCTTGGACTATTTACATTATCCACTTTCTTTTCCAAAGCTCCCATTAACTTATCTACCTTTTTTTCTGTATTTTCTTCTCCAATAATATCTATTACTTTTTTTAGCATTGTGGAAGTTTCTATATCTACACTTCCTTTTTCTACAAGGGATAAAAATGACTGAGTTGCACCTATCTTTTGAGCAAAATCTTTTTGTGTTATTTTGTTCTTTTCTCTATATTCCTTAATTCTTTTTCCTATTTCCATAATTTTCTCCTTTAAATTTCCTTGAATTTCTTTAAATATAAATTATATTTTCCATTTCTTTTAATGGATCTCATTTTTTCCATACATACGCCAGGAGTTCTTCCCAGCATTAAGGCTATATCTTCCCATTTCATTGTTTGTCTATAACCTACTAAATCTATTTCATCTTCTTTGCTCCATTTAGTTTTGTGATTAGGAAATAGTTCTGGGTTAAACATTAATCTCTTAGAATTTTTATACCTTTTAAATCCACTAGAATCTACATAAAAATCTGCCATAATTTCCTCCTAATCTTTCATATAGTAACTACCAGTAAATCCAGCAGCATTTAATATTAATCCCTTAGCCCAACTTATTTCTTCTGTCATAGTTTGTATAACTTCCTCTAACTCAACTGACATTGGAGCATCAAGTATTACCTCGTCATGAACATGGAATACTATTGGCCACCCTTTTGCTTTTATTCTTAAAAGTGTTTCAGTTAAGCAATCTCTCGCTATGGCCTGCACAATATTTTCCGTTAATTTTCCGCCATAAGTTGGGATAACTTCCCACTTCTTAGTTGTTTGGTTAATACCCATATAATGCATCTGCAATTGCCCAAATTGATTTTCTTTTAAGAATGGTTTTGGATAGAAAAGTTTTCTCCCACTTGGTAAAGCTATTGTGAAAAAGTCTTGACCGTAAATAAAGTCATACTCTCTTGCTAACTTTACACACTTAACCATTTGAGGTTCCCCAGTTTCTAATACTTCAACTGCTGCATTCTCTAATGCATACCACAGTTCCACAATTCTTTTAGATGATTTTCTCCATCTAGTAACTATGTCTTTCATTTCTTCATCAGTCAGCCCCATATCTGCTGCACCCATAGCAGTTAAAGCTCCAACACTACCTTGGTATCCTAGTGCTAGCTCTGCAACTTTACCTTTAGCTCTAAGATGATAATTTTCTTCTCCTTTTGCTATGGTATTGATAGGTACTCCAAACATTTGAGAGGCTGAGGCTTCATAAATTTTTCCATGGGTTTTGAATACTTCCATTCTCCACTCTTCACCAGCAAGCCATGCTATAACTCTTGCCTCTATTGCTGAGAAATCAGATACAACAAAGTGATTTCCTTCTGATGGGATAAATGCAGTTCTTATCAACTGTGATAAGGTGTCGGGTATGTTCCCATAAATTAGCTCTAATATTTCTCCATCACCTTTTTTTATGATATCCCTAGCAACATCTAAAGTTTCTATATAGTTACGAGGTAAGTTCTGTACTTGAACTAATCTTCCTGCATATCTTCCAGTTCTATTGGCTCCATAGAATTGCAAGAGTCCTCTCACTCTCCCATCTTTACACATTGCTTCATCCATAGCTTTATACTTTTTAACAGATGTCTTAGAAAGTTCTTGTCTTATTTCTAAAACTCTTCTAGCTTTTCCTTCTTCCAAAGTGTTTACTAATTTTTCAACAGTAGCTTTTTGTAAATTCTCAATTTCTTCTCCTGCTTCTTCTAACCACTCTAATAGTTGCTTAGCAGAGTTAGGATTATCTAGCTTAGTTATCTCTCTTGCTTCTTCTAGTAAATTAGCCCTTGATAAGGCATCTATATATAAAGCACCATTTACTAACTCACTATCAACTCTAACTCCATATGCATTCATAAAGGTATCTATTTGCCAAAGTTTCCACTCTCTGTCAGGAACAGGAAAAGAACTTAATCTTCTACCTATTTCCATTTCCGTAACTACATCTTGTACACAGTATTCTTTAAAAAGCTCCCACTTTTCTGGTGCATGCTGTGGTAAATTTCTAGTTCTGTTTCCATTACTCTTGGTAGCTTTACAAGGTATACAGAAATATCTAATTAAAGCACTGCCTGTTGTTAATTTTTTCTTATCTTGTGGTAAACCCATTGCATTACCTATTGCAGCAAGTCCTGCTGTATATCCACAATATAACCCATGTACCATAGTACATTGCCATTGTTCTAATGGAGTTTCTATACCAAACATATTCAAGCACCACCACTCAAAGACAGCATTGTATGCATACTTAATACAGTCTTTATCTTTCAAAAGTTCTAATACTTCTCCCGGAACAGTTTCACCTTGTGCAAGGTCAACTATTTTTACATCGTGACCATCAATGGAGTATGCAAATAAAAGTATCTGAAAATCAGCACTCATTGCGTATTTGTATGAGCCAGATTTGGTAATATCAACAGAGCTAAATGTCTCTATATCTATATTTAAAGTTCTCATAATCGCTCCTTTTTGAAAATGAAAGGCAGTTTTCACTGCCCCTCTATTAATTTTTTTTAACTATAAATTTTATAGTATTGGCTCACCAGTTATTGGATTTATTTCCACTTCTCCAAATTCTTTTTCTGCTTTAATTCCTGCTGCTGATAAAGGTTCTCCGTCCATTAGCTTTTGCACATTACCTAATCCACAACCTATTCCTTTTTTACCACTTACTGCATAAGGGAAAAAGTTAACTGATACTCTTGCATAGATTCCTGAATAAATTTCAGATTGATTTAAAATTGGTTGGGCTTTTATATCTACTATTCCTGGTTGATAATCTATTTTTGCACTTGCTGTAAATACCCAATGCCCTTTACATTCTGGTCCAAATTCTTCTCCATCAGATGGTCTTGTTCCATCACCATCGTAAATAGGGATAGTTGGTTTTGGAGGTTTTACTCCATTCCATACACTGTTAATTCCTTTTTCTATTGCTGCATTTATTGCGGCATCTAATTTTGCCTTTGTTTGTACATCAGTTTTTGGAACTAAAATTGTACAACTGTACTTTTCTTCTTGCCCTTTTTCTGCTGCATAAGGTTTAAATAAATGTACAAAACTTAATCTTACTTTTCCTGTCATTACTCTTGTTTCATTAGCCATTAATATCACTTCTCCTTTATAAACTATTAATATCTTCTACTACACTAAATTCATCTTCTGCCTTTATCTTGTTTGTTATAGCTTCTCTTTTATCAGAAATTTCTACAAGAGTTGGCTTACCTACATTCATAACTATTAAATCTCCAACTAAATTATTAAATTCTTTTTTACCTACTGTCTTTTCTATTTGTGCCAAGGTTAAGTATTTTCTTTCAAATAGTAACTCCTCAGCTATTCCATTATCAACCAGTACCTTTATAGCCTCATCAGTATTTTTAAAACTTCTACTGCCTCTACCATTAACTGCCTTCCAGCCAGGTACTTCATTCCCTTTTAAACTTTCAGATAGTGCATAATCTTTTAAATCATCAGCCCATTTAGCTAAGTCTTTTGCCTTTTCTAATATCTGTCCTATTTCTTCCAGGGTTAATTGGTCAGCGGCTTTAAACTCATATTTTGCAAGTTCAAGGTTTGCATTAGCTCTTTCTCTACAAACAGCTTTTGCTTTACAAAATTTGCAATGTTCTCCACAGTTAAAATCTCCTTCGCCTTTTAAAGCCATAGCAGCCTTTTCTTGTGCTATCTTTGCAAACTCTAATAAGTAATCCAATCTACATTCCCAAGTGTCTATATTGTTAAGTCTCGGCTGTACAATTGACATTTTAATATGCCCTATCGGGAATATCATTTCATAAGCTAGATATGCTCCTAATGCATATAAAAGTAATTGAGCATTATTTTCCGCATTTACTGGTACTCCTTTTCCATATTTAAAATCTATAATGTGTAAGGTATCATCAGCTATTAAAATACAGTCAGCAGTACCAAAGCCATCAGGAACATACTGTGAAAAATCCACTTTCTGTTCCACAGCTGTATGAGGAGTAGTTGAGTAAGAGTACATTTGTTCCTGGATAAACTCCACATACTCATCTGTGTACCCTTGCATTTCTTCCTGGTAAAGTTCTTTATCTTTAAGTTTCTTCATAGATGCGGTAAATTTCCTAGAAATTAATCCAGGATCTATTAATTTTCTTACCTTCAATTCTGCTATTTCATGTGCCAAACTACCTTCTTTTGCATATTCACTTTCTACATCTTCAAACTGTTCGCAGAGTTTGACAGAAGGTGGACAAGCTATCCACCTTGCAGCACTAGAAGGTCCTAATAGTGCATGTGCCATTAAACATCAGCTCCTAAGTTTTTAAGTTCTTGTACAAAAGTTCCGTAGTTTTCTTTTGGTAGAAATGAAATAGCTTTAACTCCAAATGTACTTAATAGATTTTTCAATGCTGTTCTGTTATTATCTATGTCTTTATTTACCCAAGCTGCTGCTATTTTTTGTAAATCCTGAGCAGTATATTCAGCTGTCTTAGTTGGTAAAGGAGTTGCAACCTCTACAGGTGCTTCTTCCTTTTTAGCTGGAGCAGTAGGTAGCTTTTGAGTAGGGGCTTCTTCTATCTTTTTAGCAACTTCTTTCTTTTCTTCAACTTTGACAGTTGCTTTTTCCTCTACTTTTGCTTCTGCTCCTAAATTTTCTTTCATAGAGGTTGTTAAGCCCTCAGTAGTTACACCAGAACTCGCTTCTATAAACTCTCTTATTTCCTTTTTAACTTCTTCAACACTTCCTGTAAATTCTACTTTTACCATTTATTTATCCTCCTATTTGCAATTTTTTAAAATTTGTGGTACTTTATATTTAAAAGTTGTATGTTTGTCTGTTGTTGATGTGGTAGTCACAACAGACTTTTTATTTTCCAGCATACTGAACACCTCCTTTATTCCATGTATTTCCATAAATCTTTAACTGGAATAGTTAAAGTACAACCATACATATCTTGTAAAACTGCTATACCATTATCTTCTAACACCAATTCATACCAAATTCCATTTATTAAAAATTTTGTCATTTAGTCCCCCTACAATTTATCTACAAGTCTTATAATAAGTTCCCCAACTCTAATCTTTTCATTGATTACCTTAATTTCTCTAAAATCATCCATATAAACTTCTAACATTTCTTTTATAATTTCTTGTTTATAGCTAGATTTGTTAACAGGCATTTCTTTTAAAACCTTGTATTCAGAACCTACTTTTTCTATATAGCCTTTATCCTTTAATCTATTTATATAAACTCTAACTACTCCATCTCCAATTTTTAAATCTTCTGAAATTTCTTTATTTGTTGCGTGTGTGTTACTTCTTACATATTCCAACACTTCTTCTATTTTAGTCATTTCTATCAACTCCTTTAATCTCTTAATGCCACAGGCATAACTATATAAAATAGATTATCCTTTCTGAACTGACAAGCATTCCTATTATTTTTAGCTAAAGCAATATCAAATTTTTCATCTTTCACATACTTTAGCCATAAGTCCATATATTTAAAATTTAGAGTAGTTTTTAATTTGGCTTTTTTATTATCAAGCTCTAAAACATCTAACAATAGTACTGAATTTCCATTAGGATAAGCTTCAACTACTAGTTTCCCTTCTTCAAAAGAGAAGTATCTTTTTATACCAGATGAATCTACTAGTTTTAGCATTTTCCAAACTATATCATCAGTTATTTTTTCAACAACTTTTCCGCTTGAATAGCTTTCATATTCATACATCTCAATAAGAGCCTTAATATTAGGAATATCATTATGAATGGGTTCATACTCTGTCACTTCGCTGCCCACTTGAATGGCTAATTTTCCATTATTTAACACTGCCATAGAATAGGCTTTTTTAAGTTCTTCTAATGCAGGCATTGGATACATTGCTATATCTGCTCCTGTTGATTCTTCTCTTGTATCTTTTATTGCTGCTAATCTATAACTGTCAGTAAAACCAGCATATTTTCCAGCAATTATTAAACCTTTAAGAACTTTTGCGTCTTTAGCTATGCTAGAAAAGTGCATTAAACTTTTTATTTCTTTTTCTTGTAGTACCAATACTTGCTTTCCAGCATTTTGAGAATTATATTCTTTTATATCCATAACTATCTTTCCCTTCTTTTCTTTCTATCTTTTTCCAAATCTTCTAAAATAGCAGTCCAAATTTTATTATCACAACTTTTGAAATTTCTTAAACATACAAAGTCATATTTTCTATGTATTTCTATTGCTTTTAATTCATAGTCAATAGAAATTCTGTACTCTCCTACGGCTTCATTTAGTTTTAAAGTATAGATATGTTTAAGAATTTCTGCATTACCTTCTACATCTTTGCTATCTTTAAAATAAACTGTTACTTCTTTGTCATCTATCCAAATTCTGTCTGCCTCTTCTTGCATAACTTCCAAAATTTTGTCTACAAATTTTGCTTTTAACATCTGTACCAACTCCTTAATCTCCAACATATCCGTGATTAAACATTCTAAAAAGTTTAGGTTCATCTGCTGCTATTTCAGGAACTTTTAAATCTGTAAAATGTAGATAAGTTAGATAACAATCATAATCAGTTACATCTATAACAAAATCCTTTCCCTTTATCACTAATTCTGCATTTATTTCATCGCTACCTTCTTTATAATTGGCAGATGAAGCTAATTTATAAAATCTTTCTTTTCCTATGTTATATTTTCCAGTAACAAATACATCTGTCACATCTTCCCAAGTTCTGCCATTCTTTTCTAAAAGATTAATTGTTTCTATCCATAAATTTTTATTATCTGACATAATTTCCTCCTTGATATTTTTTAATATTTGTAGTAAAATCAAGGGTAAGTAGAGTAATACCTACCCTATTTTGTTTGAACATCTGAGATACTTTGGTCGGTAGTGTCAGATGTTTTTCTTTTGTTTATAACTAATATTGCTGCTAAAACTATTGCTAATTTTTTCATAACTCTTCTCCCTTGTGCTTCTCAAACCAGTCAGAAAGTTTTTCTTTGATTACTAAGTGTTTAACTCCTATTTTTACACAAGGAAAATCATCATAATCTCTTGCTATTTGTTTTAATTTTGCAACACCGATATTTGTCAATTTAGCAGTTTCTGGCATTGTTAACATCATCTTTTCTTCCATAACTCCTCCTTACACACATTCCATTAAAATATCAAAAGGTCTATTTATACAGAACCAAAGAGTTTTCAGTAACCATTTCACTTTGTATTTAATTACATCTTTTAAAGATGCTCTTGCAAAATTTTCATTTTTATTTTCCATTTTTTGCCTCCATTTTTTGATATGCTTCCATTACTACCACTACATCTTTTAGTTTTGCAGTAGCAGGAAATGGTATTATTTTTATCAATCTCAAAAATTCATTTCTATGTACTCCCATTTGTATCCTCCTTTAATGCTTCATTCCTTTATAAAGCTTATCCAAGTTTTCTAATGCTACATCTTTCATTTCATGCTTACTATTGGTCAACACATCTTTGATATTTGAGTACCAAATTTCAGCTATCTTTTTATCAGAATAGTGGCTGTAGTCAATTCCTAATAAGTCCATTTGCATTTTTTGGCTTAATACTACAAGACCGAATATTAATCTCGCTTCATGATTTTTGAAATATAAATCTTCCATTATTTTTCCCCTTTTCTTTTATGCTATAATCATCTCTAAGGAGGTGATTATTATGTCTAAAGATATTGTTCCAAATTATCCAAAAGATATAACCTATAATGACCCAAGTGAATTTAACTACCTTACAAAAGAAGAACAAGATATTCTTTTGGATTGGTGTGATTTAATTCTTAAAATAAGTACAATAAATACCAAACATACGTCTTATGGGTTAAAGCATCTATTTTCTAGGTCAAGAGATGGCTTTTATATTTCAAATGGCACTTTCAAAGGAGCTATGTTGAAACTCGGATTCAAGTATGCTCCAACTGATAGTGGTATAAATTGGATGTTTAATATCTCTGAAAAATCTTTAAAACAACTTGTAGCTAGAGATAGATAATTTTTTATATCTCTATTTCTATGCATTCAAACTTCTCAAAAGCAACAAACCCATTTTCTTTTAAAATATCTGTAACAGTTGTTTTACCTGTTGCTTTTTGAGTACCCTTTACAATTATTACTTTTCCAGATTTTATAGCTTCACAAATTTCTTTTACTTTTTTAGGACTTATATAGTCTGGAAAAGTGATCTTTGATACTTTAATTTCTTTTACTTTTTTCATGCTCCTCCTTTCTTTTTTCACTTAAAGTGAATATTTTAATTAAAAAAATATTTCATCTACTGTTTTTTTATAATATCTTGCTATTTTTTTCTTTACTTCATCATTAGGTACTCTATAGTTATTTTCATAATTAGAGTATGCACTTGGTAATATCCCTAATTCTTTTGCTAGTTCTGTTTGAGATTTATTTCCTCTTAATTTTTTTAATTTCTCCCCAATAGTCATATAAAATCACCTCCTTTTAAAAACTTCACTTTTTGTGAACAAATCAATAATAACATAGCTTTTAAAAATTGTCAACACTTTTTGTGAAAAAATTTCTTGAATTTTTCCACGGATAGTGTATAATATTTTTAAGAGAGGTGATTCATGTGGCTGATATAAAAGATAGAATATTTATTTTAAGAACTGAAAATTCATTAACACAAGAACAAATGGCAAAAATCTTTAAAGTTGGGATTAGCACTATAAGTATGTGGGAAAAAGGTGAAAGAATACCAAGACCAAAATTATTACAAGAACTTTGTGATTATTTCAATGTTGATATGGATTACCTTATGGGGCGTTCAGATATAAAAAATAGATATCAAGCAGGATTAAAATACGACTGGGAAAGTAAAAAAGATGAAAAAGAAAATAATATTTTTTCTCAACTAACAAATGAAGAACTAGCAAAATTAGAAAAATTTAAAAATATGTCAACAGTTATGTTTATGAATGAAGGAAACAATATTTCTGATGAAGATAAAGAAACTTTAGCAACAGCTTATGCAGAAGTATTAATATCACAAAGGAAAAAGTGATGTATAATGACTTTAAAATTTGTTATAGATACTGCTAAAAAGTTACTTGGTGAATATGAAAATATCTATAATTTAATAAAAGATAAAGGAATTATATTAAAATACGTAGATTTAGATAGTAGTATTAGGGGTTTATCTGTTGATAATGTTATTTTTATCAATTCAAATATTTCAGATTTTGATAAAGAATTTGTTATAGCTCATGAGGTTGGGCATTACGAACTTCATGATGATACAATAAGACAATTTAGTAAGATTGAAGCTTTTAAAGGCTCGAGAGAAGAAACACAAGCTAATCTGTTCGCAACTATCTTTTTACAAGCAAAATATAAAGATTGTGATAATGATAACGAGATTCAAAAAATCATAAATTATATCTGGTGTAATTATTTAAACAATAAATAAAAAATGCGAGATAAGAAAATTAGAGAAAGGTTAGGATTAAATTAATTTTATTATTTTTAATTCTATTAGTAGTACTATTGTAAAATTTATTAAAAAAGGAGACCGATGATGAATATAAAGGTTGTAGAAGGATTGAATTCTCCTGCAAAAATAATTAATTATTTAGATTTTTATAACGAATTAAATAAAATAGAGATTCCTCAAGTATTTATTGAATATAAAGAAATTGTGTTTCTACCTCATAAAGAAATTTGTATAGAATCTTTTTATTCAGAACCCCCTAATTTAGGATACGGGACTAAAGCTATGTTAGAGATAATAAAAATTGCTAATAAATTTAATATTGTTCTTTCATTAAAACCTAGTACAGATGCGGGAAAAGATTATATCTCAACTTTTTGGAGAAAATTAGGATTTCAAAAAGGGACAAAAGATTTTGATGATGGTTATTATTTTAGATATTATGATGGATATGAAAGAAATAATCAAAATGAAGGCAAAAAAGAAAATAATAAAAAAACTTTTTTAGAGAAAATTAAAACATTTTTCAAATAAACTACATATATTTTAAAATCAAATAAAGAGGTGATTTAATTGGATTTATCTAAACTTTTAGTGGATAAAAGTATTGAAGCATTTATAATGGGACTAGAAATTTATAATAAACCAACAATTAAATATAGAGTTGAAGGTTTTAGTTTTTTTATATGTAATGCTTGGGAGCTAATGTTAAAAGCAGAATTATTGAATCAAAAGAAAAGCATTTACTTTTCTGATAAACCAGATAGAACTATAAGTCTTGAATTAGCTGTTAAAAAGATTTATCCTGATGAAAATACAAGAATTCGTTTAAATTTAATAAAAATAATTGATTTAAGGAATATTAGCACACATTTTATCACAGAAGATTATGAGGTAAAATATGCTCCTTTATTTCAAGCTTGTGTTTTAAATTTTATTTCTGAAATGAACAGATTTCATAAAAGAGACATTACAGAATATATTGCTCAAAATTTTTTAACTATTTCTGCAAATTATTAACCATTAACAAATGAAGAAATAAAAATTAAATATCCTCCTGAAATAGCTGAAAAATTTATCAAACAAGCAAATGAAATAGATGTTTTAAGTGATGAATATAATTCAGATAAATTTGCAATTAATATTAGGCAAAATCTTTACATTACAAAAAGTAAAGATAATGCTGACTTTATTGTAAGTATTAGTAATCATTCTCAAAATAAGGTAGCTGTTATTAAGGACTTGAAAGATCCTTCTGATACACACAAATATTCTTTTGCTAATGTTATTACAGCTGTCCAAGAGAGAATAAAAAAATTAAATATAAAACTAGGCTATCAAAAAGGTTTTAATTCACATGTACTTTCTTTGATAATTAATTTTTATAACATAAAAGGTGATAATAAGTATTCTTATAAGCACATACTAGGAAACAATGAAAGCTATACTTATTCACAACAATTTATTGAATTTATTATTGTAGAAATCAAAAAAAATCCTAAAAAGTTTGTAGAAAGTTTAAAGAAATAAAAAAAGATAACCCCAGGCACATAGGAATGCTCAGTATAATTAAATACTTACCCCTTTCTGGGACCCAGCGTTAATCCTTCCCAAGTTATCTTTGTTAATTTATAGTAACATTTTTTTTATAAAAATGCAACAGAAATTTATATGCAGATTAAAAATAAATCCAGATACAGATTTTTATAAAATTTTAAAAAAATCTCAGAATTTATTAAAAAAAGCCCCTCGGAGATACTGGCAATATCCCGTGGAGCCCAAAAAAGAGCGTGGTAACTCTTATTCTTCTACTGAAATAAATTATATCACACTCTATTTAAGTTCGTCAAATTTTGAAAGGAGTGTGATTTTTTAATGGCTGGAAGAAAATCAAATGGAGAAGGTACTATCTCCACAGTCATAAGAAATGGCAAGACTTACTATAAAGCTAATATTACAGTTGGCTGGGATAGTAATGGCAAGCAGATCAGAAAAAGTTTCGGTAGTTATAAAAAATCGGTGGTACTGGATAAAATGAATACTGCTAAATATCAAGCTAAGACTAATTCTCTTTCAAATTCTGATATCACATTTGGTAAATTATTTGAAAATTGGATCTTTAATTTTAAAAAAGTAGAAGTTAGCTCTAATACTTTTTATGAATATGAAACTAGTTATAGGTTAAGAATTATACCATATTCTATTGCTAGAAAAAAAGCTAATCAATTAACATTAAATGATTTACAAAAATATTTTAATGAACTCCAGGAAAATTTTACAATAAACACTATTAAAAAAACTTATATCCAGGTCCACTCTTGCATTAAATTTGCTTTAATACAAGGAATAATGATGAAAGATTTTTGTCCTGGTGTAACTTTACAAAAATTAGCTAAAAAAGAAAGTGTAAATGTCTTTTCTAAGGAAGAACAAGAGTTAGTCATTAAAAGTCTTGATACAAGGAATATAGTTGATGCACTAATTTACTTAACGTTTTATACTGGTCTAAGGCTTGGAGAAGTTTTAGGGCTACAATGGGGCGATATAAAAGGGAATATGATTAGCATTACAAGACAGTATAGAAGAAATGTAGAAGTTGAAAAAGTAAATGATAGGAAATTAACATATAAATTTAAAGATTTAAAAACAAAAAATAGTGCAAGAGAAATCCCTTTACCAGATAAAGTTTTAAAAATGTTAGAAACCTTACCCAAAGATTATGATTTAATCTTTTCTGATAATGGAAAACCTATTGAGCCAAAAAGACCTCAAAGAAGAATTACTGCTCTTTGTAAAAAATTAAATATTCCTCATAGAAGTTTCCACTCAATAAGACATAGCTATGCTACGAGATTATTTGAGTTAGAAATTCCTATCAAAACCGTTCAAGTGCTATTAGGGCATTCTGATATAGCTACTACTATGGATATTTATACTCATGTGATGAAAGAGAAGAAATTAGAAGTGCTGGATAAACTAAATAACTTATAA